TTCTTGGAATTGCGATCTCAGGTAATTTTTATACTGTGATTGACACCAAGATGCCAGAGGAGAGGGTGGAAAAGATTTTGACCACTTTTGAGCCCAAGGCTGTTGTTACAGATGAAAGAAATAAAGAGAAGCTTGGTCGATTCCATCAAAGGATTGGGGCAGAGCTGTTTCTTTATAAAGAGCTTTCTGTTTCTCAGATGGATTCAGACAGAATTCGTATGACAGAACAACAGATCATTGATATGGATATTCTCTATGTTTTATTTACCTCTGGCTCAACAGGAATACCAAAGGGAGTGATTATCAGTCATCGCTCTGTTATTGATTATACAGAATGGGCGGCAGAGACCTTTCACTTTGACAGTCATACGATTTTTGGCAATCAGGCACCCTTTTACTTTGATAATTCTGTTTTGGATATTTATTCTACGATACGGAATGGGGCAGCGCTTTATATTATTCCTCAGATGCTGTTTTCCTTTCCCATTCGTTTGTTGGAATATATTAGAGATCATAACATCAACACGATTTTCTGGGTGCCAACAGTATTGTCGAGGGTGGCAGATATAGGAGTGTTGGAGCACTGTGAGATTGGCTGTCTAGAGAATATTTTGTTTGCTGGGGAGGTAATGCCTGCCAAGCAGTTAAATATATGGATGCGAAGGCTGCCAGACGCTTTGTATGCAAATCTATATGGCCCCACAGAGATTACAGTGGATTGTACATATTTTATTGTGAATCGGAAGATTGAGGATAATGAACCAGTTCCCATTGGGTATCCCTGCCGCAATTCAGATATTCTAGTATTAAATAAAGAGAATCAGTTGGTAAAGGGGGAAGAGAAGGGAGAGCTGTGTGTGAGGGGCACGTCTCTTTCTTTGGGGTATTATAACAATCCAGAAAAGACGAAAAGGGTGTTTGTCCAGAATCCCCTGCATCATCTGTATGAGGACAGAATCTATCGTACAGGAGATATTGTCCATTATAATGAGCGGGGTGAAGTGGTAAACTAAAATTGGACACGGAGGGGGTGGAAATTAGACAGCAAAAAGGGTAAGATTAAACACGGTCTATATTACACATGAACATCTCTCCCAGCAAAATGAACAGGAGGTTTACCAATGGGCTACACAAGAGAAGAAAGACTGGACATCGGAAAACAGATTTACAACAATGAAATAAGCAAAAGCGACGCAGCCATAAAATACAAAATAAGCGAGGGCACAGCCAGGGATTACATGAGGCTTTACCGAGATGTAAACGGACTGCCGCCCAAAAATCGGGTTCACAAAGAAGAAAACACCGTGAAGATAAGCGTATATTCCTCTGAACCAGATTTGTCTGAATATGAATCCATGACAAAAGAAGAGCTGGTGAAGGAGCTGGTGAAATCCCGGATCCGTGAGGCGCGGTTAAAAAAAGGATACGAAGTGAAAGGAGTTGGTGCGGACAGGACAGTCACAATCTTCGACAACTGGAATATGAAATAATTCTGGAGCTGTCCGGCGAATTTCCGGTTCAGATGTTATGTGAAACAATGGGAATGCAAAGAAGCAGTTTCTATTACTGGAAAAAACGCCTTGCAGCTCCAGCACCGAAAACAAAAGCGCTTGCAGACAATACCACTCTTTTCCGGGAATACCACATAAAATATCCATCGCACGGCTACCGATGGCTGAATGCAAAGATAAAACTCGATACAGGCCTTTCTGTTTCAGATCCGTATGCGCACAAGTGCTGTAAACTGGCAGGAATCAAAAGCAGGTCGAAGCATTACCGGTACAAAAAGCCTGGTGAACCGCGTAAAGTATATCCGAACCTGATACTTGCTGGGATTGACATTGACGGGCCGATGCAGTGTATTGTAAGCGACATGACAGCATTCCGTGTAAAAGGCATTTATTATGAACTGACTCTGTACATGGATTTATGGAACAATGAAATACTCAGCCATTCGCTGTCTGCAAAACGTGGAGACAGAATGACATATATAAGCGGGCTAAATGACCTGATAGAGCTGAAAAAACAGCATCCAGAATACCAAATGGTTCTGCATTCAGACCAGGGTTCGGTGTACGCGTCAAAAAACTACAATGATCTACTTGGCCCCTGCGGCATCATACATTCCATGTCACGCGCCGGAACACCGACAGATAATGCAGCAATGGAGTCAATCAATGGATGGATAAAGTCAGAACTGTTTACAGATTTTCATCTGCAGGGCGAAAACGTTCCAGAAGAGATGGAGGCATATATAAAATTTTTCAACGAGGAACGGCCAGCATATGCACTGGGATATCTGACACCCAAACAGTACAGGGAAACATATGCAACCGTACAGTAATTGCGGATTGTATGCGAAAAAATACAATTTAAGTGTCCAATTTTTGTTGACCAGTGCACAATGAATTGCTACCCGCCCGGCGTTGCGATCCGGTCGGACTCAATCAGGTGTACCCGCAGGGAGTAGGGGAGCAGCGGGGTGGTGTCGTATTGCTTGATAATGCCTATACAGTCACCAGAGAGCAGCCACGACACGAGCGCGAGCTGCTGGAGCCCGTAGAAGTTGTTCATGCCCGTGGCGTCGCAGGCTCTTTTATCGCTGGCCCAGAGGTTGAACTCCCGCTCGGTGGTTTTCTGCCAGCCCTCTGCCTGCTCTGCGGTGAGGCCCAGCACTTCGCGATCGATCCTGCTTTTCAGGCGTAGGCCGACGCCTACCACGTTTGTGCGGTTGGTCTTGATAGCAGAGGTGGCGACGGGGGCGGCCATGTATAACATGCGGGCCCGCTGCCTCATGGTAAAGTTGTTGAAGTCTATGTCCTCATGCGCGGATCCGCTCGGAGCGTTGAAGCCTTTCACGGCTCGTTTTCTCCAGCTGGCCCCGGCCTCCCCGTAGCCTTTATTCTGCGGGCGCACGCTGTCGGGCAGATACATTCCCATTTTCTTGTCGTACCTGATTTTTCTCACCTCCTTGTCGTGGAATAAAAAACGGCAGCAGCCGAAGGGATAAAGGAGCGAAAACTCCCTCCGGCCGTGCCGTAGTAAAGCCGGAGGATCCGGCGTTTACCCTTACCAGTCATGCGGGACTACGCCCAGCGCCCGGCGGGCACTTCCCCCCGCCAG